ACGAATCTCAGTTTTTAACCCTATTGACTTACTACAGAAAGAAAGGCGGCATTATGGGTGATTTTGGAATGCCTAGATATGGTGCTAACAATATGGGATCTACTGCTAAGAGCAAAGCAAGTTTTGTTGATGACAGCTTTAAGTTTGATCGCTTGATGAGTAATCGTTACACATGCTCAGCCAAGATCGTGGAGTTACTGGCATGAGTAAAACAATCACAACTAATGTTCGTGCTGATGCTCAGATGGGAATGATCCATTTGTTTGAATTTGATATGTATTTATTGAACGGCAACTTTAGTGAAACGCTTCGCTTTACAGATCATGATGTATTTGTATTTGATGGCGCAAACGAGTACACGCCATTGACTATTACCTTTGATCGTTTAGTTGAGGACTTCACAATGTCTACTGATACGATCAATGTAACTATTGATAATATAAATGAAGAATTAAGCAACGCCGCTTTAGCAAAAGAATGGCGTAACAATAGAGCAAAAATTGTTCGGATCTTAATCACGCCGCCAAGTGAAACTGTTGATGGCCAAGTGTACGATTTTGGCATTAGTGAAAACAGCTCAGTTGCCTACCCTAGATTAGAGATCGCGGCATTAACAAAAGATCAGTACACATTGTTTGAAGGCGTAATCGATACATTCTCAGCAAGTAGTCAAACATTTACAGCTCAGCTTACAACCAAATTTACTTACTGGCAAAGGCCATATCCAACGCGAACTTTTAATCAAAATGAGTTCACCACAGTGGTTTCGGCCATAACTGAGAGCGTGTTTTGGGGCAGGCAAAAGACAGTCTAATTATGAAAAATTGCTTTACAGAAACCATTGCTTATTTAAACAAAGATTACGATCTGCCAGAAGGCTGGGGTAAATGGAAAACTTTAGATCGTGAGGTATTTGTCAAGAACCAAAATAAATTTTTAGCAAGAGGAGATCACATAAATTTCTTTGCTAGTTTTTGCAATAAAGTAACGAGCGCTAAATTTGATGATGTGGTTCTTTGGAAGAGTGGAGTTGGTGTTTGCATCAATAAGTTTTTTTACTGGACATACGATCATGAATTGGCCTCAGTAGTAACTAGAAAGATTGACAAGGAATGCACGATCATGAGGATTAAAAATGTCTAACGCCGTTAAAGCAGTAGCAGGATTAGCGGCAATTGTTTTTGCACCTATGTTAGCACCAGCATTGTTAGGTGGTATTGGTATCACTTCTGCCGCCGCAATAGCAGTGGCCACTGGAGGACTTGTATTAGTTGGCGCTTCTTTAGTTGGATCTTCAGCAAAAGATTCAATGGCTACTGCTGTTGATCAAGCAAGTGTTGAGGGTTATGCTGGAGCTAAATTACAAACTGGCAAGTCGAATACCTCTCCAGTTCCAGTACTTTATGGAGCGCATAAGGTTGGTGGCAATATTATCTGGCAAAACACTGGCGCTCATAAGAACGCTAACAACACGACCAATGGGTATAACAGAGATTACTGGTCAATCGTGGTTTTATGTGATCATGAGATCCAAGCAATAAATAATCTTTATGCTGGTGAAACTACAATGAATGCCCTTGGATCTAACAAATGGGAAACAGAATATGTGCATGTCAAATACAACGCTTTCTCAAGTTCAGCGCGTAATGTCCAAGATAACATTTGGATTCATGATACTGCGGGAAATACATGCTCTGGTAGTGATTCAGATCTAAGTTTTGCTTCGGCTGTAATCCCAGCTAATGTCGCTTTTCTGGCAGTGCATCAAGTCTTTGATGGTAATGAAACTAAGAACACAGCTCTTGAAGCGATCACCGCTAATCTGACAGGTAAAAAAATTAGATCATTACTTGGCGGCGGCACTGTAACTGTTGCTTCAGTTGGGGGTGCTAACAAGTATTTTATAAATGGCGTACAACAACAAACACTGCAATTAGTTGAGGGCAATACTTATGTCTTTAATTATCCATCTGCACATCCTTTAAAATTTTCCACAACAGCAAATGGAACTCATGCTGGTGGCACTGCATTAACAACTGGCGTGACTGTTAACAGTTCAACACAGGTAACTATTAAAATTTTTAGTGGTACGCCACCTTTATATTATTATTGTCAATATCATTCTGGCATGGGCGGCACAGCAGAAACGCCAGCAGTATTGCCTTCGACTTTAACTTATTCAAACAACCCAGCAGAGATCCTTATGGATCTATTAGGAACTGGTTTAGGAATTGCTGATGTAGATCTTGATCTGACGAGTTTTGCACAGGCCAAAGCAGATTGTTATAGCGCAGGATTTAGTTGTGATATTGCCTTGATCCAGCAGGCCAATATCCAATCTATTATTGCGGATGTAATGTCAACCTGTAGAGGCTCAGTTTTTCATTCAGAAAGTAAATGGAAATTTAAGGTCGATACTAAATCACAAGTAGTAACAGATACTTTGACTAATGCAGATGTTATGAGCAACACTCTCTCAATGAGCATGGCAGGAAGCGCCAACATTGCCAATAAGATGATCTTGAAATATATTAATCCTAGTGATGAGTATTTAAGTGCCGAAGTCATTAAACAAGATTCAGATCTCCAGACTTATGATGGCCAAACAGTACAAAAAATATTAGATATTAAAGGCGTAACAAATGCAACTCACGCCGCAAAGCTATGCGAAATTGCGCTTAATTCATTGCGCTATAGTGAAGATTCTGCTGGTAACAGAATTAAACAAACTCCATTGGCAATCTCATTTTCAACAAGCGTTAAGAATGCACATCTAGAAGTTGGCGATGTCATTAGCTTAAATCATTTGTTGTTAGACAGGGTTAGGCAATTTTTGATCCTATCAACACAAACAGATCAAAGCGGAGTCATTGCAATATCTGCAAGGGAATATTGTGAAACACATTTTAAAAACACCTCTGGAAACTATTTAATTTAAGGAAATATTATGGCTGAATACATGAACACAATTGATCTAGTACAAGGAGATGATTTACCAAGTATTGAGATCACTTTAAGAGATAGCAATAAAGCATTAAATTCGAATACAGTTTTAGATCAAGGCAATCCAGATACTTGGGCGGTTTTAGATCTTACCGCTGTCACTCATGTCAAACTTAAATATAGACGATTGGGATCAACAAATCTAATTGACACAATTCCATTTGTTATTGAGAACCCACCGACTCAAGGCAAGATCACTTTGGTTTGGAATCTTACATCTCTTGATGATGGTGTTGGTGAATATGAAGGTGAGATCGAGATCCTTTATACCGATGGTAAGTTTATGACTATCACCGACAAGATGCGCTTTGATGTTAGAGGAGGCTTTTAAATGTCAAGTGCTAATGTAAGAGCCACAGTTATCTTTGCACAGGTCAACTTTGTGAGGCCAAGAGCTACTGATCTGCATTTAGTTACAGATCTTAGTCATTACTTCTACTATGAAACAATGACATTAGGTGATGTCGCAACAATACTTACAACCAAAAATAGAACTGATAATTTTCATCTTTTAGATGCTGCTTATTTTAATGTTGGTAAAGGTGCAAATGATGCACTAACTACAACTGATACCATCGCAACAGTCAGCCAATTTTTTAGAGAATTTGATGATTCAATTACAGTGCAAGATGCCATTAGTTTTATCGAAGCTAATGTTAATTCTTTTGCTAATACTGCAACCATAACTGATTTAGTTGGACTGCATTTAGGCAGGCCAGTAACAGGTGATTCGTTTGGCTTTACAGACTCAGTTCTTCTTGAGCGTGGTAAAGGTGAGAATGAAACATTAACTCTACAAGAAACATTTGAACTGGTTATGGCTTTTGTAGCGCCAATCAGTGATCAAGTAAACATATCAGAGGTAGTTGGAATAGCTTATGAAAAGCCTGTTTCAGATGCGTTTGTTTTAGATAGTGCGACTTTAATCAATAAGGATTATGACGGCTCAAAAGGTAATGTTCTAGGTGTAACTGACCAGATCAGTTTTAGTAGGACATTTGGAAAGACATTTGGTAACAATGTTTTAAACACAACAACTCTCAACTAATAGGAGCGAGAAATGGTAAATGATAAGTTAGCTTTAACTGGTGCTTTAAGCATTGCGGTAAATGGCAAAGTAGTACATGAAATCCCTAATCTAGTAACAACTGCGGGCAAGAACTGGGTTGCAGGAATGCTTAATGATGTAGGTACAAAAGTAGGTTATATGGGACTTGGAACTGGCACAGGTGCGGCGGCTCTTGCTGACACATCTTTAGGAACAGAAGTTGACAGAAACGCTGTAACAAGTTCAACAGTAACAAATAACACAATTGTCCACTCAGCAACATGGGCGGCTGGTGATGCAACAGGTGCTATTACTGAGGCTGGACTTTTTGATGCTTCGAGCAATGGTACGCTTTTTGCAAGGACGGTTTTTAGCGTGGTCAATAAAGGGGCAAGCGACTCTCTAAGTGTGACTTGGACGATCTCAATTTCGTAATTTGAACAACATATAAGGAGGTTTCAATGGCAGTAGTATTTTCAAACAACGCGGCAACTACACTTAATGGTTCGGTTTCTGCTGGAGCAACTTCCTTTACTGTTGCTTCTTCAAGTAGCTTTCCTGCGGTTTCTGGATCTAATCATACATTTGTAACGATTAACGATTCAGAAGTCGTAAAGGTTACAGCGATTAATGGCACTACATTTACTTGTAATGCTACGACTGGTGCGTTTAGCTCTGGGGCAAATGTCGAAATAAGAGTTACTGCTGAATTGCTAGGGGACTTTAGTTCTCTGCCAACAGAAAGCGGCAACAGCGGCAAGTTTTTAACAACAAATGGATCTGCGCCTTCATGGGCAGATGTCGGAACTACATTTCCTTTTTATAAGGCCAATGGCGGAGTCGACAACATATCAATAACAAACGCAGAGTTTCCGTTCAAAAAAGCTGATGGATCTGCTGACAATATAGGAGTTTCATAAATGGCAAATAGAATCCCAGTAAAAGCAGTATTCACAGGAGCAGATGTAACCGCGTTAGGTGAGTTTGAAAGTGGCGATACTATCGATGGTGCATACATCTCTGGATCAGTAGGCGGATCACTTTCGCTCACAGGTGGTGCAATGACAGGTGCAATCACAACTAACTCAACATTTGATAGTCGCGATGTAGCAAATGATGGATCAAAGTTAGATGGTATTGAAACTGGTGCGAATGTAACAGATACCGCTAATGTTGTTGCGGCTTTAACGGCTGGAACAAATGTGGCAATTGCAAACAACGGCACGATCTCAGCGACTGATACTAACACTCAATACAGTGTTGGAGATGGCGGCTTAACGCAAAACAACTTTACTAATGCACTTAAAACTAAATTAGATAATGTTGAGGCAACTGCTGATGTCACTGATACCGCTAATGTGGTTGCGGCTTTAACGGCTGGAACAAATGTCCAGATTGCAAACAACGGCACGATCACAGCAACTGATACTAATACAACTTACAGCGTTACAGATGGTCAGCTCTCTGAGAACAATTTTACTAATGCTCAGAAAACAAAATTAGATGGTATTGAGGCTGGTGCAGATCATGTCGATACGGCTAATGTTGTTGCAACTTTAACTGCTGGAACTAATATTGCTATCGCGGCAAACGGCACGATCTCTTCAACCGATACCAATACAACTTACTCAGTTGGTAATGGCGGCTTAACACAGGCTAACTTTACTGATGTTTTAAAGAATAAGTTAGATGGTATTGAAGCTGGTGCAGATCATGTCGATACGGCTAATGTGGTTGCGGCTTTAACGGCTGGAACAAATGTAACGATTGCGGCCAACGGCACGATTGCATCAAGTTTTACTAATACAACTTACTCAGTTGGTGATAACGGCCTAACTAAGAATAACTTTACTGATGCTTTAAAAACTAAGTTGGATGGTGTTGAGGCTGGTGCAGATCATGTTGATGCGGCAAATGTAGAAGCGGCTGGAGCAGTAATGGTTGCTAACAGAACGATCCAAGCTGAATCTTCTGGAACGCCAAGTGGTGGTAGTTCTGGGGACATCGTTTATCAATACTAATAAGGAGATCTAAATGTTAATACAAGCAAGAACAGTCGCAGGCTTTAAGACCAATTCGCAAAGTGTTATTGACACTAGGCTTGATTGGGAAAGTGCTGCAAGAGAAACAATAACAGTAACACATTCTCTTGAGTTGGTTTCTGGTGTCAGTGCAACTCATGGAGGCGCGTTGGCTGGAGTTTATCTGCATTATAAAAATTTTGATGTTGATGCTGATGCTGATGGAACTGTTGACTATACCAACACACAAATCAATTGCACTGTGGCAGAAAAAGGCACAGCAGTTGTTAAGGTCTGTGCGAGGATTGATAGTCTGGCAGATCGGACTGCGGCACAAACCGTTTGGAAAACTTGGGATGATGCAAGAAAAGCTGAAATCCAAAGGCTAAAAGGTCTGCATGGTATTGATGAAGGTCTTGTTAATGCTGGTTTTGTAACTTGGACAGATTCTAATGCAGAGCCAAGTGCTTATGTACCACCTGTAATCAAATCAAATAATCTAACAATTGAATGGTCAGACGATTCAACTGGTAGCTGGGTATAAAGGAGTAAATAATGCCAAAGACATATGTGAAAGATGGATCATCTTGGAGAGAAATCACCCAGAAATACATCAAAGATGGATCGACTTGGAGAGAAATAACTAAGACATGGATTAATCATTCTGGCACTTGGAGGCAAGTGTTTCAATTGCAACAAGCGATCGAGTTGACGATCTCTAGTAATACAAACAATGTCAATATTAAAACTTTGGCAGATGCGCATTCTGATTACTCAGCAGGACTAGGCGTTATTCTCACGATTAATGGCAGTGTAACTGTCGGATCATCAAGTTCTAGCAATCCAGCAATGACAACTGGCTCTGGCTGGGCGGCAGATTCAGTAGTAACGATCATTAACAATGGCTCAATTGTCGGTGCAAACGGCAGTAATGGATCATCTGGATCAAATGGTGGAAATGGATCACGAGGTTCTGGAGGCAGTGGCGGTAGCGGTTCAAATAATGCGGTAGGAGGAAATGGCTCTGCGGGTAATAACGGAACGGCTGGAAGCAATGGTGGATCTGGAAATTCTGGTGGCAATGGTGGCACAGCATTTAACAACGCCCAATCGAATTCAAATTTAGCTGTCGTATTTTCGACTGCTGGAACTGTAACTGGCGGGAACGCTGGGAGCGGTGGGAGTGGTGGAAATGGTGGATCGGGAGGGGGAAATTCTGGCGGTGGCGGAGGCGCGGGTGGTGGCTCGTTTATTGCATTCGGAGGTGCTGGAGGTGGTTATTTTGACGCCAGAGGTGGTAATAGTGGACAAGG